CATCTAGCAGTCTAGGTATCATTGCTCGTGAGTATGAGGTTACACAGCTTGTACAGTTACTACAGACTATGCAACAAGACAACCCCATGTACTCACAGTTGATTATGTCAATCATTGATAACATGAACTTGTCTAACCGTGAAGAACTTATCTCTGCGTTGCAACAAGCTAATCAGCCTAACCCACAGGCACAGCAAGCACAACAAGCTATGCAACAAGCACAAATGGAGTTCCAGAAGTCACAGACTTCAGCACTACAGGGACAGGCTTCAGAGTCACAGGCTAGAGCGCAGAAACTTGCGGCAGAGGCTCAGGCAGTACCACAAGAACTTGAGATTGACCGTATCAAGGCTGTTACAGCTAACCTTAAATCAGGCGATGCGGATGACAAAGAGTTCCAGAAGCGTCTTAAGATATCAGAGCAGTTACTAAAGGAACGTGAAGTAGCTGTTAAAGAAACCCAACAAGGAAAAGCAAATGATAACACAACTTCAGTTCAACAAGGCGTTGGAGGAAATCAATCAATCGTACCAACTCCAGAACAAGCGGTTGGAGGCATTGGAAGCAGACCTCCGCGACCTCAAGGAATCCCGCAAGGAGAAATCTAATGCCAACAAAAAAACGAGACCCAAGACTAGCTAGAGCAGGAGTCTCTGGCTTTAACAAGCCCAAGCGTACACCTAGCCACCCTAAGAAGTCTCATGTAGTGGTGGCTAAAGAAGGTGACAAGATTAAGACCATACGCTTCGGTGAGCAGGGAGCAAAGACTGCGGGTAAACCTAAGTCAGGTGAGTCCGCTAAGATGAAAGCTAAACGTAAGTCCTTTAAGGCTAGACACGGTAGGAACATATCCAAAGGTAAAATGTCTGCGGCTTATTGGGCTGATAAAGTTAAATGGTAACGAGGAGATAATCATGCCATACGGTAAAGGTACATACGGTAGTAAAGTTGGAAGACCACCTAAGAAGAAAACTACAGCTAAACCTAAAAAGAAGCCAATGAAAAAAGGCAAGTAATTATGCCAGTTAAAAAGAAATCCACAGTAAACAAGGCAGGTAACTACACTAAACCTACCATGCGTAAGAACCTGTTTAATAAGATTAAGGCAGGTACTAAGGGCGGTAAGGCAGGACAGTGGTCTGCTAGGAAAGCACAGATGCTCGCTAAAGAGTACAAAGCTAAGGGTGGAGGATACAGGTAATGGCACTAAAGAAGTCACAGAAAAGCCTTAAGAAGTGGACTAAGCAGGAGTGGGGCACTAAGTCAGGCAAACCTAGTACGCAAGGTAAGAAGGCTACAGGTGAGCGTTACTTGCCCAAGAAGGCACGACAGGCTTTGACCAAGAAGGAATATGCCGCTACGACACGTAAGAAACGTGCTGACACCAAAGCGGGTAAACAAGTTAGTAAACAACCTAAAAAGATTGCAAAGAAAACAGCAAGACATAGAAAATAGTTCTTGACTTTTGTGACCAAATATGGTATAATATTACTATAATATACATTAAGTATGTTATTTAAATTATTAATTAAAGCTGTCCACTAAGGAGAAACAGTTTATGACAGATGTAGAACTTGAGAAGTACTATCGTTCCTTTGAAGAAATGTTCCGTTCAGATGGTTGGGTAAACTTAATGCAGGACATTAAAGGAAGTGCAGAACAGGTCAACTCAGTAGAAGCCTGTAAAGATGACAAAGACCTTTACTTTCGTAAGGGACAACTTGTAGTCATGGCTAATATGCTGAACCTAGAAGCGCAGATAGAAACAGCTAAACAACAGCAAAATGAAGAACAAGACGAAATAGAACTAGAAGTATGAGGGTAATGTTCGACTTTCGCTGTGATGATGGTCATGTCAATGAGAAGCTAGTAGATACAGAAACTACAGAAATTGATTGTCCTGATTGTCAACTTAAAGCTAGAAAGATAGTTACGCCAGTTAAGATTGATGCAGGTGACTCTTGGAAGGAAACACGTAAGTGGGTCAAAAGAAGAGAGTCACACATGAGAGCAACAAAGGCGTAACTTTTAACCGTAAGGATAACTCGTACATCGGAACCCTTACATTTTAATACACCTCCATAATGATTAAATCACGGAGTTTAATGATGGCAAGACTAATAGAAGAGCGTCTAGAGCAGGACGTAGAAGAGAAAGACATTGATAACCAAGAAGTAGAGCAAGAGCCTCAAGCAGAACAAGAGGGAACTCTTGAACAAACCGAAGCAGAAGTACCTGAGAAGTATCAAGGAAAGTCCACAGCAGATATTGTAAGGATGCACCAAGAAGCTGAGAAACTCTTAGGTAAGCAAAGCTCTGAAGTAGGTGAACTAAGAAAGGTTGTTGATGACTACATACAGACACAACTCTCCGCCCAAGAAACACAAGTAACACAATCTTCTGACGAAGAAGTAGACTTTTTTAGTGACCCCGACAAGGCAGTCGCTAGAGCTATTGACAATCATCCTAAGATTAAGGAAGCTGAACAAATCAGCAACCAGTATCGTCAGTCTACAGCACTGAACAAACTGCAAGGTAAACACCCTGATATGCAGGAGATTTTGCAGAATGAGAAGTTTGTAAACTGGATTAAGGATTCAAAGATACGTCAACAGCTATTCGCTCAGGCTGACACACAGTATGATTATGAAGCCGCTGATGAACTTTTCTCTTTATGGAAGGAACGTCAAGAGGTTGTCAAACAAACTGCTGTCAACGAGAAGAACGAAAGGAAACGTGCTGTTAAATCCGCATCCACAGGCAGTGCCAGAGGTAGTGGTGAACAGTCAGCTAAAAAGGTTTATAGACGCGCAGACATTATTAAACTAATGCGTACTGACCCAGATAGATACCAAGCATTATCAAATGAGATTATGCAAGCGTATTCAGAAGGGAGGGTACGAAACTAATATTATTTTGGAGAATTTAAAATGACTGATTCAACTTATCCCGCAAATGGCGGTTTCGTAGACAACACTAGCGCGGCTACTTTCATCCCAGAAATCTGGAGTGACGAAGTTGTTGCCGCTTATCAATCTAACCTAGTACTAGCTAACTTAGTTAAGAAGCTATCTATGACTGGCAAGAAAGGTGATACTCTTCACATTCCTAAGCCTGTTCGTGGCGATGCTCACGCTAAAGCAGAAGGTACAGCTGTTACTGTACAGAACGCTAACGAAGGCGAAGTACAAATCGCTTTAGACAAGCACTTCGAGTACTCACGTCTTATCGAAGACATCACTGAGACTCAAGCATTGTCTTCACTTCGTCAGTTCTACACAGGTGACGCAGGTTACGCTCTAGCTAAACAAGTAGACACTAGCTTGTTTGAACTAGGCAAGTCTTTCGGTGACAACGGTGGTGATTACGTTGGTACTGGTACTTACAACTTCTCTGGCGGTACTGGTGTTGAGGCTTATGCTGTAGACTCTGTAGCGGCAGGTGACGTATTCAACGATGCAGGTTTCCGTGAGCTTATCCAAAAAATGGATGATGCTGACGTACCAATGGACAATCGTTGTCTAGTAGTACCACCATCAGTACGTAACGCTATCATGGGTATCGACCGTTACTCTTCTAGCGACTTCGTAGATGGTAAAGTTGTAAACAATGGTCAAATCGGTAACTTGTACGGTATTGACATCTTTGTTTCTTCTAACTGCCCAATCATCGAAACTGCCGCGGCTAACAGCGCAGGTGGTGACGTTAAACAAGCTATGTTGTTCCACAAAGACGCAATGGTTCTTGCAGAGCAAATGGGTGTTCGTTCACAGACTCAGTACAAGCAGGACTTCCTTGCTACTCTTTACACTGCTGACACTCTGTACGGCACTGCTGTTCTACGTCCAGACGCGGCATTCAACATCGCTGTAAACGGCTAGTAGTAAAACTAAGGGGCTTCCAATAGGGAGTCCCTTTCCTTTTTCTTTGCCTTCTTTTTCATTATTTATTCCCAGAATTAAACAGGTGTCTTAATGTCTAATTATACTAAAACAACGAACTTTTCTACTAAAGATTCCTTACCGTCTGGCGACCCCAATAAAATAGTTAAAGGGGCTGAAATCAACACAGAGTTTGATAACATCGCAACTGCGGTAGCTACCAAGTCAAACCTAGAAAGCCCTGTATTCACTGGCACTGTAACTATCCCTACAGCGGATATTAATGGTGGTGCTATTGACGGAACTACTATTGGTGGTGCGACAGCCGCCCCTGTTACAAGTACAACTCTAACAGCAAACACAAGTCTTAATATTGCAGGTGATGGTGCAACCGTTACTGGTATTAAAGACGAAGACGATATGGCATCAAACAGTGCCACTAAACTTGCTACTCAACAATCCATTAAAGCCTATGTAGATTCCCAAGTAACCGCACAGGACTTGGACGTTACTACTGACTCAGGCACGATAGCAATTGATTTAGACTCAGAAACACTTACTGTTACAGGTGGCACAGGTTTAGACTCTAGTGCTACAGGTAACGCTGTGACCTTAAACATTGATAGCACAGTAGCTACTCTAACAGGTACACAGACCCTTACAAACAAAACTCTTACTACTCCTGTAATCTCTGGTAACTTAACTACTGACGGTACTATTGATGGTCGTGACGTTGCGGCTGACGGTTCTAAACTAGACGGTATTGAATCAGGTGCTACTGCTGACCAAACAGCGGCAGAGATTAGAACATTAGTTGAGAGTGCTACAGATTCAAATGTATTTACAGACGCTGACCACAGCAAGCTAAACGGTATTGAAGCAAGTGCAGACGTAACGGACACTACCAATGTAGTAGCCGCTTTAAGCGCAGGTACAGGCATTAGTCTTTCCGCAGGTGGTGAGATTGCTAACACAGCCCCTGACCAGACTGTAGCCCTTACGGGTGCAGGTGGTACTACTATTTCAGGTACATACCCTAACTTTACTGTCTCTAGTACAGCGGGTGGTGGTGAAACATTAGCACAGACATTGGCTATCGGTAATACTACTGGTGGTGCTGACATTAGCTTTGGTGATACCGACAAGGCTACCTTTGGTGCAGGGAATGACCTACAGATTTACCATGATGGTTCTCGTAGCTACATTAGTGACCAAGGGACAGGAGGGTTGCGTTTACTTACAAACGAGTTTTCAGTAAAGTCTCCAGATGAGTCTGAAAATTTATTCTTTTCTGTTCAAGATGGTTCGACCTATCTTTATCAAAACGGCTCAGTTAAGTTACAAACAACCTCCACAGGCATAGACGTAACTGGCACAGCCACGATGGATGCTATTTCTTTACCTAATTTTGAAGTTACTTCTGACTCAGGCAATACCGTAATAGATAGCTCGTCTTCTTATCTAGTCTTAGAAGGCAGTAACATTATAATGCGAAGCCGTGACGGAACTGAAGACTATGCAAAATTCTTTGGCAATGGTGCTGTTCAGCTATATTCAGATAATGCGCTAAAACTAGCCACAACATCCACAGGCATAGACGTTACTGGCACAGCCACGATGGATGGGCTTACTGTTGATGGGTCTGGATACGCATACTTAGGAAACACTGCCGCATATCGTGGTGAGCTTAATTATGATTCTTCAGGCAATACGTCACTAACTATCGCTAACAGTTGGGATAATGATAATTCCGAAATAAACTTCAAAGTAAAAACCGCAGGTACTGGGAAAAAAGCACTTCAGATAAAAGGCAACGGAGACATCAGCTTCTACGAGGACACAGGCACAACGCCTAAGTTGTTCTGGGATGCGTCTGCGGAAAACCTTAGCTTAACAGGCTCAAGCTATGGTCAGCCACTACTGTTTGTGGATAACGGAAGCACAGGCGGTCATGGTGCGTATATAGATACAAGCGGATTCACA